CCTCCGAAGCTCTATATCTAACGTGCAAGAAAGGTCTCTTGGCGTTCTTACCCATAACCTGGTCATAAACAGACGTTGAACCCGCAGGAACAATTACTCCATTTATAGAACCTCCAACGATTCCTCCTCTAAGAGTAGCATCGTTAAGATATTTCCAGTCAGTTTTATAGAACTCATAACCTCTCTTGAAGCCTGAGAACCCAAGGTTTAGAGCCATTTCTTCGTCATTGTCAAACAATCCGTAAGAAGTGCCACCAGCACCATAAGAGTTCTGTGCAGCTAAGATATCGTCTATAGCAAAAGAAGTTGCCCTGTTTAAGAACATAGCGTTTTCTTGGATAGCTCCTTGCTTGTCTAATCTTTGGATGATAGCATCAAAATCAGATAAAGCAGCAGGAGTACCTGAGAATACGTTTCCTCTGTTCTCAAGAACATAGAACAACCCTTCAGAGCCTATATAGCCAGCAGTAGCAGCACCAGAACCAGCACCACCCACATCAGCAGGCATAGCCTCAACCATTGCCATTTCAAGGTAGTCATCAAAACGAAGTCTAGTTTCGTGCTCAGACTTTAAATACCAAAGGTATCCAGTAGCTCCATTTTCAGTAGTTATTTCTACCCACCCGATTTGAGCCATGTCAGAACCGTTTACAGCATAAGTGTCTTTTAAGATGATAGGATTGTTAGAGAAAAATTCATCTTCAGCTTCTAAAGAGCCACTCATTCCCTGAGTTCCTTTCTTAAATTCAGAGCCATATACAAATACTGTAATAGAAGTTGATGCTTGCATGCCAACAGCTTGCCCACCCGCTTCATAGTAATCCACAGTCACATCATTTGCATTTGTTGCAACAGTAACTATAGCTTTGTTGCTAGCTGTAGAACCTGCTGTAGCATCAGAAATAAAGATAGTCTGGCCAACTCTCAAGTTGTGGCCTGTGATTGCCAAAACAGCTTGAGCCACACCATCGGCTGCTGCTATTGTTACGCCTGTAAATTTAGTATGTAACCTTCCTTGCTCTGCCCATTTGATAAGGTCTGAGTTTGAAGGAATTTCTGCTCCTACCATTCTTAAAAAAGAACTGATAGAGCGATTACCATATCTTTCGAACTCTTTCTCGTGAGTATCTGGTAGATACTGGTCAGTGAAGTCGAAGCTGGTAATATAGTTTGTTGACAAAGCCACCTTCGAAGATGAAGGAGTTAAGGCAAATGTCGGAGTTGCTAATACACCCATTTTTTTATGTTTTAAATTTTTGTTTTATAAATTATTTATTTTTCGGACTTCTAATCCGTAGTCGGTTGCCAAAATTTTCCGTTGATACTGCAGTAACTTTAAATCCTCCTTTTGTTAATGACTCTGGGACACTACGAACATTCATATCAATATTCTTAGACTCTTTAGAGTAATCTCCAACAGCATCTGATTTGCCTTGCTCATAAAAGAACTTAGCAAATGCTTCTGGATTCATAGCCACAGCTAAAGAACGGTGGTACGCTTTGGCATCTTTTAAAAAACCCTTATCATCCAGATGAGAGTTTATAAAATTATTAATGTCAGATTGGTTGTTTCTCAATTTCTCAGCTTCCGCTGGCTTGTAAACAAGTTTTTTATCTTCGACTTCAAATCCGAAACCTTCGAACTCTTTTCCAAAAACCTTACTGGTTTCCTCTTCGAAAAACTTCCTTCTCTTCTCATTGTCTGCCTGAGCACCTTTCGACTCTTCGACATATTTCTTGTAAGCTAAGTAATCTTCCGATTCTGCTCCAGTAGCACCGTCAGCCCTTGACTCAAGTGGCATCTTGTATTGCTCTTTCTGCTTCTCAAAATATTCCTTTGCTTTAACAAGCTCTTTCTTTTTGGCGATTTTTACACGCCTAACCTCTTTCTCCTCATCATAATCTTCATCATAGCCAAACTGGCTCTCTATTTCAAAGGCAACATCATCCGCATCTAAGTCAGGATTCATAGCCTTATAATACTCCGTTAAGAGGTTATCAGGATTCATGTCGTCAAAGTTTCTGTTTACTGCAACAAAATCATTGATTCCACGCCCCGTTTCTTTTTTGAAATTCCAGTAAGCCGCAACATCCTCTGGTAATTCAGGGGCTTCAGCTTCTTGAGTTTCAAAAATATTGTCAAGAGAATCAATCTCTTTTCCAAATTTATTTTTAATAAATGAAAGAACGCTTTCGTCATTCAACGATGGAGTCTCCTCCGTTTTCTCTTCCTTTTCCTCTGTTTCTACAGCTGTCGTTGTGGTATCCACAACATTTCCCTGTGCGTCTACAGTGGTTTCTATTTTTATTTCTTGGTCCTCTAAGCCGTTCTCTTTTGCGTGCTTATCTACCAATTCTTGTTCTATTTCTTGCGTAGACTTCTCTTCGAAATCTACAGCTCTAACTTTAAATTCAGCCATTTGATTAGATTTAATTAAGTTTTACAAAGTTAATAAAAAAGTATATTATATTTTTTTAAGGCTATCGAGGCTCAAATTCAGCCAAGTCAAAGCCATCTAAACTATCCTCATTAGATTCGAAATTTATAGCAGGAGTTTTATCTTGCCTCTGCTGTATAAGCTTGGAGTGCTGCGTGTTCTGCTGTGATATCCTCTCTGCCTTAGCCGTTTCTCTGGAATCTTCTCTCGTGCTTAGTGCTTCTGCCTCCATACCTTTAATTTGCATCTGCATCTGGAACTCCTCTTGCATAAGCTGCTTTTTAAGCTCTGCTTCTACTTGCAGTTTCTGAATAGCAAAATCGGACTCTGCTTTTTCTATCTGTATCTTCGCCTGCGTTTCAGCCTGAATAGCTTCCATCTTAGACTGCGCTGCCGCCTGTTGGGATTGCATATTCACCTGTGCCTGCATCTGCATTTTTTGTTGCTCCCTCTCTTGGTCTTTCTTTTCCTTATCTTGGCGCTTAACTTTTAAAAGCTCATTGGCGAGCTTTAGGTTTTTTAGCTCTCTAATATCTATAGCATCTTCTAAGGTTATCATCTCCTTACTTAACGCCATCTGGATATTGGCTTCTAGCTGTGCTTTCTCTTCCTCATCGGGAGACACTTCAATAAAGATACCGAAATCGTGGAGATATAGATTTTTTACTTCCTCAAGTATAGATACGTTATATTTGCCTATCTGACTCGCAAATTCTTGTTTGAAATCAGCATACTCTAATATATCGGATATTCTTAATGATAAGGCTTCTGATAGAGCTCTGGTCATATAAAGGCTTCCCTCTAAAATGTGCCTTGTAGCGGTATTGGAATTTAAAGCCGCTAGTTTTTGTACTCCCACCAACGCATTAGGGTCAGGGGTACTACCGTCTCTCGCTTGGTTTAATCCTGTGATATCCCTAAGCATATTCATATAATGATTGTAGGTGCCCACTAAGCTAGA